TCCGGCGGAACGAGCCGCTGGTATTCGTCCGCGAGCGGGTCGATGACGGCGCAAGGCGCGAACGGGGGGCGCGGGCCGCAGCCGATGTCGAGCACGGCTCCCTGCGGATCAATGAACTCCTTGACTTCGTTCCATTGTGATGTGAACCCGGGGTCATCGAGATGCCCAAGGGGCAAGTGCTCGCGCCACCAGTTGAGTTCGAAGGGCTGATGAAGGTCGCGCCAAGCGTGCCAGGTCCGGAGGTTTTCGCCGTTCTTTCGCTCTTCTGCCAGCCTGGCGATAGCGCCGATGTCCATCTCATACTCCACGGCAGGCGAAAGCGTCCTTCGCATACTTTCCGGCAGGCGAGAACGAACAGCGGCAGTTCGAGTGCGCGGGGATCAGGCCCTCGGCCTCGTCGAGGGTGTACGGCCCGTCAGCCGCGATGTCCAAGCATTCATCACAAACGTCATCGTCCTCCTGCGTGACGACCTCGATCAGGTTGCCGCCCAGCGTGCTTTCGAGCCGCTTCTCTGCCGCCTCGACCCGCGCGATTGTCTCCTGGGACGGCGTCTCCTTCCGGCTGACTTGCGCTGTGGGGCCTGGCTGCATCCGCTCCGCCGGCCGCGTCATCGCTGCATACTGGCGGTAGAGATCCTCGCGCTTGTACTGCTGCGCGGCCCGCAGCGCCTCGCCCTCGGCCTGCCGTCGCGCCACATATTCAGCGGTGCCACGCTTTAGCCCCTGGGCAAACTCAGACTCGGCCCGGACCAATCGTTCGCTCTCTTGCTGCAGTTCGTGCTCGATCTGGCGATACGCCTTCTCGCGGCCCTGCCGCTTGGACAGCGTGGCGAACCGCTCCCGCCAGCCCTTCTGTGCCTGGGAGATCAGCGCTTGCAACGGCACCCGGACAGCCGATGCGCCCGCAACTTCCTCGGCCTCACCTTCCATCGCGCCGACTATTCCCAGACTGCGCCACGACGCCAGTTCCTCGGGTGTCGCCTGCCTGGTGCCGCTGCGCCATTGCCTGATCCGCCGCGCCTCTGGATAGCCAACCAGGGATTCGATCTCGTTCTGGGTCATATCGCCGATCGGTATCGCATCGGCCAGCCGACGCCGCCGCACGCGCTCCGGAATGGTCCCAACTTGCGTCACGCCGGCGCTGCGGAATGCGCTCAGCGTCGACGTCGCGTGCGTCCTGGCGATCACATACTCGGCCATCGCCCGGGTGCGATGACGCATCGCCCGGATCACGCCGGCCAGGGCGTTCGCCATTTTGGTCGGCGAGTGGCTCGCCATCATCGCCTGCGTGGCCAGCCGAACGAGTTGCTGCTGTGCCGCGGCCACGATGCCGCGCAATTCGCTTGTCGCGAGGCTCTCCATGGCGGCGATCCGCGCCGGGTCGACCCGGCCGCCGGGGACGAGCCCATCGGCGCGTTGCTGGGCTCGCTGGGCGGCCTTTCGAACGTGGGGTCTCAGCCATACCCCACCGGCGAAAACCTTCTGGGCGAGCTCGCCTTCCAGCCATGCGGCAAACCCCTCCCCTTTGTCGGCATGCGGGAGCCGCCCGATGCCACGCAGGCCAACGAGGTCGTGCTCGATCAGTGCTTGTCGGAGAGTGCGGCCGAATGTCTGCCAGCGTCGATCGCCCTCGGCCTTCATCCGTATACGGAGGCCGGACGTGCCCGTGGGATCACGGCGCCCGGCCTGTGCATCCGCGACCGCCGACCGGGGACTGGGGGGGGGTGGTCGGTGACCGCAAAGGGAATGTTCCGCATACATTGGGGTGCCTCGGGCCAGCCGTCAACCGCGGTCGCGCTCGGCGTCAGGTCCGCGGGGTGCCATCAGGAAGCCTGGTGAGGGCGACATTGACCCACATGGCGTTGGCACGGTGCGCCCGCAGGATGAATGTTTTGTCCGGGCCTTCCGGCAGGAGCCGGTCGAGCGCGTCTGCGTATACCTTAGCCGCCGTCCGCAGTTCGGCCATCGTGGCGATTTGTGCATCCGTAGGTTTCAGATATTCAAACGTCGATTCGTGCAGGCTCATGCTGGCCTCCTGTCAACCGCGGTCGCGCTCGGCGATCGCCCACGCATTCAAAATCGCTGCCATCTCGTGGGCGGTCTGCGGCGGCTTGTAGCCCTCATGGCTGACAATCTCGGTCGCCAGCTTCATCGCGTCGTGGAACGTCAATGCCGTCATGGCTCTGGCGACGCCCTGCAGCGGCGCATCAGCCCGCCGCGACGTGTAGCCTGGATAACCGACGGCACCCACCTGGCCCAGGCCGCGCGGTGGCCCATTGATGGGCGTGCTGGCGGGAACTGGAATGTCGAAATCAGAATCAGAATCATAGCTCATCACGGGCTCCATTCGGTTAACCGGTGGCCCCCATTTCCTCGGGATTAGGACTGGGCGGCTCTTGCTTGTCATCCGGCGCCGGCGCCCCGCCGAATCCAATTGGCGCCGCTGGCATCTCCGGCTCCTCGGGCTCGGCGCCGTATTCGGCGATTGCAGTATCCAGACCAGGATAGGTGGCGTCTTCGACCAGCTGATTGACGACGCCCTCACGGAACGCGTCCTCGTTGATGAGGCCGATCGTCGAATAAATCTGCGTGGCCTGCGCCTTCTGGTACGCGATCGCCGCCTTCTCCGCCTCGCCCATCTGCCAAAGCGCATTCCATTCATAATGGATGTCGGGGTCTGGCCGCCCGAACGCAGACCGCATCATCACCTGATCGAGCATCCCGAGTTTGGGCGCGACCTCGTTCTTCTGCATGTCGACGCAGGCGTCGTAGTAATTCCGCAGATCGTCCGGACCGCCCGCGGTGCTCCCGCCCTGCATCCCTCGCCCTTGGGCCTGGCCGAACAGGCGGCTCACCGGCATGTCCGCCGCGGCGGCGACGATGGTTGTGAATTCGTGCAGGATCATCGGCAGGCCACTGTAGTTCGTCTGTACCCGTTGCCATTCCTCCTCCTTGTCGAGGAGCAGCGCGCTGATGACGCTCTTGGTCTGCGCCGACAAGGTGAACCGCTCCAGCAGCTTGTTTTTGTAGCCGGGCGAGGTCAGGTTAAGCGCCATCTCCGGGATTTTAACGACGTCCAACTTGCCGTCATTCACGATTGCCGCAATCGACTGCAGGCTGCTCGTGAATCCCATCATCGTATCGACGACGGTCTGCAGAACGCTGTCGCCCCAGCCGCCTCCCATTGGGGCCAGCCGCCAATCTGGCAGTTCATTGCCTGCGTATTCGAGCACGCGGCTCGGATGAATCTGCGTCATGCCGATGCCGATGGTCGGGATCGTCTGCAGCTGCTGCCCCTGCTGTCGTCCAAACGGGATAACGTTGCGGAACCCTCCCGCCTTCGGTGCCGCCGGCGGCGCAGGCGCAGGCGCCGTGGCGCCTGCCTCGCCCTCGAAGCCGAACATCGGCGTCGCCACCGTGTAATAGGCAGGCCGCGTGTAATAAGGGTCCATCACGTTGTAGATCCGCGGGCCCGCGTTCAGCTCATAGCGATTGAGCACCACAACGTATTTGAGGCAGCCCCGCCCGCACTTCTCCAGATTGAGCGGCTGACTCGGGTCATTGCCGTCATCCACGCCGACGATCAGCGCGGCTCCGCCATAAAGCCGCGCCCGGGTGATCCACTGCTTCACCTTGCGCTGCAGGTCCATCGTCTTTTCGATGGTCTCCAGCGCCTCGATCTGACTTTGCGACGCTTGCCACGCACGCCACTCGCGCGTCACATCCTCGGCCGGAGCATCGCAAATTTTTCGCGCCAGCCAGTCTCCGCGATACATATTCTCAAGCTGATTGCGATCGAGCAGAGTGAAGTCGTATTGAACGCTCCGGCTCGGATCGAGCCCAGGCGTGCCGAGGCCCGTCACGAAATTTTTCAGCGTGTCGCGGACAGTTGTGTAGTAGCTCATTGCTTCGTTCCCGCCGGCGCCATGGCGAGCCGGGCGCTCTCGATCTCCCGGGAATCCCGCTCCTCATCCAAAACGTCACGGCCCTGATGCAACGCGCACGCGTCGTCGCTTACCCCGACGATCGGCCGCACGAATTGGAAAGTGACCTTTCCCCCCGACATTGACACCTGCGTCGGTGTCGGCGGAGCGCCCCCGCACACTCGTCTGGTCAAATCCTGCGGCACGATCCGCGCGAAGCGGCACGTTCCGCAGCGCTTGATGTTCATGACCCCGACCATCACGCCACCAAGCCCGTGTCCAGATACTTCTGGACCGCCGCGAACATCTCGTCGGCTTCCATTTTCAATTCCACTTCCTTCCGGATTACGGGGCCATAATGGTTCGCGAGATTGCGAAGCGTCAGGCCGTGCGTCTCCACCGCAAAAGCCGGGCATTCCTTGCACAGCTTCTGAAACGCATAGCCCTGGCCGCTGCCGTAGCAGCCCCATTCGTCATCCGTGCAGGAAACCCCATCGTCGAAGACGCTGAGATAGCAGGTCGCCACGTTCCGCGGGTTTGAATACTCCGCCATGAGATTGCTAAACGCTGGCTCGCTTGCGCTGTGGGCGTTCCATGACGTTTGAAACAGGCCCGCCTCCGCGGTGTCGCTCGACACATTGTCGGCCGACAGGTCCCGGCCCTCGCAGTGCCTTCCGCTCGACTCCCGCATCCCGCTGCCGAGCATCAAAGCATATAGGTGGCGCAAGGTAAGGGCCCCCGCGGCCTCGTTGCTCATTCCCAGCGCATCAAACTGGCTGCGGTAGATATTGAGCGCGTCCTTGTCCGATCCGGTCCGCGCCTTCGCCATTTCGACCGCCGCCTGGTGCCCAAGCTGAAGCTTGCGATAGGTCTGGGCAAACGCCAGCGCCATGCCTTGGGTGAACCCAGGCGGGGCAACCCCGCGGTCCTTCCAGGGATACTCCGCGATTTCGCTCTCATCGGCGATTACACAAATCGCTTCGATGTCCCGTTCGTCCAGCGCATGCGGCGGAGGCGGCAGCGGCGGCTTGCTGTCGTACAAAGCCGCCCACGTCTGTTCGCCGCAAATGCCGTCGGCCGCAAGCCCGCGCGTTGCCTGGTACTGCGTAACGGCATCCTCGGTCCCGTTGCCGAAATCACCGTCTTCGTCGAGGTCCGGGTGCA